GACCAAAGAATACTTGCAGGAGAAGATCCATTAGAGGTTGCTTTAGAGATAATTGATTTTAGCGGGATTACCTCAAAGTCACTTTCTGAGCTTGAGGCCGATATTGTTGCCATAGAAGCTAGGATGAGGGAAGAATTAGCAAAAAATTTGGACTATGATTATTCTAGTGATGACGCTGAGATAGCCAAAATAAATCAGCAAATTAATGAAAAAAGAAATTATGAAGATTTCAATAAAAATGTAATGAAGACGCTAAAGGGATCAGAGTAAATGGCTTCCAATTATGTGCAAGATTTAAATAGCTTCTTCGAAAGTGCTCGGCCGATGGCTGAAAAAATGGGCAAACTAAAAAAAGTTGCTGACAAGCTATCTATTCAAGATGAAATAAGCAATGCCTACACTGTTGGTTTAGGGCAATATACCCAAGCTGAAAAGAAAGAGGCCTTGTTATCTTTAGGGACAGTTGATGAGATATTACAAAAAGGCAAGGATCTTGGTTTAAATCCAAATTTTGTTCAGAACTTGATAGGAGAAACAACTACAAAATCCATCAACACAGCAGATATAAATATCGAAGAAGATAAAGTTGATCTTGCTCCCGTATTTGTCAACGATGATGTAACTGGAAAAGTTCTTGAGGCTCGTCAAAATGGAGATTTGTCTAGGGGAGAGCGGATTAGAAGACAAGTTTTATCTGAGCAAAGAGCAAAAATAGCTGACATGCCCTATGGCGTTGAGACTCCAGAGTTTGATCCTACTCAGTTGGCTGATCCAAAGCCATTCTTAAAGGATGTTGGCGGGGGCATGATTGAATCTGTAACGCAAGCAGGAGCAGGTGCGTTAGATGCAGTTTCGGAAATTGTTAACCTAATTGATATTGACCCAATGGTAGCTGGTGCATTTGCAATGGCTGCTGGTGGCGGTGAACTAGGAGCTAAGACTGCTGCAAAAGCCGCTAAAACTGTTAGCGAAATAGAAACTCCTACAATTGAGGCTAAACCTAGAACTGTCACGGGTAGTCTTATTAGAGGTGTATCGCAATTCTTAACTGGGTTTGGCCCAGCACTAAAGGTAGTCAAAGGCACTGGCAAAGCTGCGCCATATATAGCTGGGGTTATTGCTGATTCTGCTGTATTCAATCCAATGGAAGCTCGATTATCTAACTTGGTGCAAGAAGTTCCAGAATTGTCTAATCCTGTAACTGAATATTTGGCTGCAAGTCCAGGCGATACAGAGGCAGAAGGCCGGTTTAAGAATGGATTAGAAGGCTTGCTTCTTGGCGGCATTGCAGATGCATTTTTTTCAACAGTAAAATTTATTAAGTCTGGAAAAGAAGTTAGGCGGGTAGCAGAAGAAACAGGTCAACCAGTTGAAAAAATAATAGACGAAGCCGCTGGTACAGACGTTGGCATAGCAAGGCAAGCAGATCAGGCTCCTGAAGACGAGTTTATTCCGTTTGAGAAACTTGCCGAAGAATCTAGCGTCACCATAGAAGTTCCTGAATTTAAAACTGGAACTAAGAAGGCCAAGCCAGAACAAGCTCAAAACATTAATCTTTCAAAGTTAAACACAACAGAAGATGTGCAAAATTTAATAGACAGAGTTGCCAAAGCAGATTTCGAAGATATTAACAAGGCTCGTGGAGAGGTAATTACTAACGAACAATTAGGCAAATTAGCTGATGACCTTGGCATGACAGTTGATGATTTGCTGAATCGTCGTCCTCGTGAATCATTTAATGCAGAACAGGCGTTAGCTGCTAGAAAGATTCTCGTGGCATCAAGTGAAAACCTTGTTGAGTTAGCAAAGAAAGCTGCTGATGGCGGTGATACTAACTTGGCGTTGTTTAGACGAGCCATGACTCAGCATCGAGCAATCCAGCAGCAAGTTTCAGGTATGACCGCTGAAGCTGGCAGAGCATTGCAATCATTTAACATTATTGCTGAAAGCTCTAGGATGCAACAACGAGCTATTAAAGACGCTCTTGATGCATCTGGTGGCAGAGATGTAAATCAACAAATGGCCCAGATGTTTGCATCGTTTGACAATGCTAAACAAGTAGGCGAGTTTGTACGAAAGGGTAATGACGTTACTAACGTAGATATGCTTTATGAGGTGTGGATCAACGGTTTGCTTTCTAGTCCTGCCACTCACATGGTGAACATTCTTTCTAACACGATGGTTGCCGCTTTAACGGTCGGTGAACGCAGAATGGCTAGGGCGCTTGGTGGCAACGTACCCCCTGGAGAGACTACGGCAATGCTTAAAGGCATGGTAGATGGCGCTAGAGATGGGTTCAGGCTTGGATGGAAAGCCTTAAAAAGTGGCGAGCCAGCCGATGTTCTTGAGAAAGTTGAAGTTGATAAAAGACGAGCAATATCTGGAGATAATCTTAATTTATCAGGGCAAGCAGGAAGGTTTGCAGACTTTATTGGAGAGGTAGCAAGAATACCAGGCCGACTCCTTACGGCTGAAGATGCATTCTTTAAGTCCGTTGGTTATCGGATGGAGTTAAATGCACAAGCATATAGGCAAGCATTTAATGAAGGTTTGAAAGATGAAGCTGCTGCAAAACGTGTTTTGGCAATTGTTAATAATCCGCCAGATAACATAAAACTTGCAGCAATTGACGCTTCTCGGTATCAAACATTTACCAATTCTTTAGATGATACAAGATTCAAATTTGTTGGTGGAATCGGAAAACTTGCAGAGAAAGCAAGAAGCCCAGATGTCACTGGGAGTGCAGCGCCTTACCTTAGAGTTTTGCTTCCATTTGTCAGAACGCCAACAAATATTGCCAGTTTTACGTTAGAAAGAACTCCAGTTGCGTTTTTATCTAAAAATATCAGAGCTGAAATAGCTGCTGGTGGAGCACGTCGAGATGTTGCTCTGGCTAAAATTGCAACTGGTTCTATGATGATGGCTGTATCTGCTGACTTAGCCCTCAGCGGCACTATCACTGGTGCTGGGCCAGTTGATAGGGATATGAAGAATATTAAGCGAGCAGCCGGTTGGCAACCGTATTCTATTAAAATTGGCGATAAATATTATGCATATAACAGATTAGATCCAATCGGCGGATTGATTGGATTGGCTGCTGATATGACGGAAATTTTAGGCCAAACCAGCGAGGCAGATACTCTGGCATTAACCTCTGCCGCAGTTTTATCGGCAACTCAAAACATGGCTAGTAAAACCTATCTCAGTAATTTTATGGGAACTATGGATGCTATATTTACTGCCAGCACTGACCCTATGGCAAGCAACAAGCAGATTCAATATTTGCTAGGTAGGATGGGCGCATCTATAATTCCTGCGGGTGTTGCTGCTATAGAGAGGACAGTAAGCCCAGAGCTAAGTGCTTCTTACACTTTTCTTGACCAAGTAAAATCTAGGATACCTGGCTTTTCTACTGACTTGCCACCAAGAAGAAACATCTTCGGGGAGCCGGTGGTACTTGATGGCGGTCTTGGGCCGGACATCATGTCCCCTATTTACACTAGCGAGATAAAGGATGACCCTGTTGCAGACGAGATAATCGCTCAAGAAGTGTCCATTTCTATGCCGAAAAAAGTCATAAATGGGGTAGAATTAGATGCCCAGCAGTACGACAGATATATCGTGTTATATTCTGGAAAAGATAATCCTGGGGTAAGAAACGTACCCTTGAAGACTAAGTTAAAAGAAATGTTTTCAACGTCTGCGTACAAACGAGCAACTGATGGCCCCGAAGGTGGCAAGCAGCTAGTGATAAGAAGCATTTTCCAAGGCTACCAGCAAGCGGCAAAGAAACAATTAGTAAAAGAATACCCTGAAATAGAAGCTGATATTAAAGCAGTTAAAGCAGAGAAGATATTTAAACGAACAGGATTCATAGGACGCTAATATGACAGTATTAGACAACACTCCAAGAGACCAATACACCGCTACCGGTGGCCAAGTTGCGTTTTCATACACGTTTGAGATCGCTGCTGAGGGAGATATTGCGGTCTTACAGAACGGCGTACTGCTCAGTTTAGGCGCTGGTGCTGGCGAATATGCGGTTACTGGCGTAGGATCAGACTCAGGCGGCGTAGTTACACTGGTCACTGGCGCTACTGCTGGGGACATCATAACCCTCTACCGTGATATGGCATTGAATCGTCTCACGTCCTACACCAATGGCGGTGACTTCCTAGCGGCAGACGTAAACAACGACTATGACCGTTTATGGTTGGCACTCCAGCAGAATACTGGCGTATCAAACCGAGCTTTAGTAGCGCCTAATACTGATCCTACTGACATTAACATGACGATTCCTGCTAAAACGGCTCGTCTAGGAAAGCTATTACAGTTCAATTCTACTACTGGCAATCCAGAGGTTGTATCGCCTACAACCGGAACTCAAATAGTATCGGTAACAGATTTTGGGGCTACGGGCAATGGCACTACAGATGATACAGCTGCAATTCAGGCAGCAGTAAACTCTGCCGCTAGTCAGGGGCTTGCTTTGTATTTTCCAGGCACCAACGCTAG